CCTCACTCAACTACTCCTGCTATTATTTCCATTAAAGGCCAGCCTGTAAAAAACATACACGTAAAATCCTCTCCTGCAGCGGTCCACAAATCAATATAGATACGCTTAGTGGACCCTCCACCTCTATAAGGAAGTAGCATTATTAGGCTATTAGTCTCGTACATTTCATTATACGAAGTACGGTCTCCCTTTTTTCCTGGTATAAACGAATATTTGGAATAGAACGGTATTTCTGACGACATCACGTTATTCATGTCCACGGATTGAAGTGTCCCTCCACAATTGTATATTTGGTCAGCCATAAATGCCCTATACGCCGAGGATTCTATTGCAGAATCTGGGTTAGGTACTGTATGTTGGACCTCCGATGCTGCTATAGAATCTGTTCTACCAAACATTATAGAATTAAACTCAACATCACCATTCACAGAAGCCTTCCATCTCATACTTCCCTTGTACCCTGAAAACGATTGCATTAACAATCGAATTAAATTATTAACTGCCATAAAACCACTTACATCATGAGGATATACACCATTAGAAGGGCGCTTTACTGGATACATTTGATGAACCAGCAAATAATAACCTAAATAATCGGAAGAAAAAGTAAATTTAGAGATACTTAGATAATGTTGATATCGTTTTATTAAAGTTCTAAAACTATCAATCTCCTCTCCAATATACTTAACTGACTTATAATGTCTTAGGTTATTTTCCGGTGTACCCATATTTGTGGTCTCCTGAGTTCCAACTTTATCTGTTGCTTCTACACCTGACTGTCTACGAATACCAGTATTTCGTGGTGTTGCAAACTTTAAATCTGATCCACCATTAACATACATATTAATACCAATATCAGTGTTTATTCCATTACTATTACTAGGAACAGTAAGTTTATTAAGAACATATATGGAAAGTTTACCGTTACTGGCTTTATTTTGGGCTAGTGTTGGAGTATCTCCATCTATATACTGAATATCAGTAAGAACAGTATCAGTAATTTCTAGCCAATCAGTATGTCTATAATTGGATATTGAAACTTTAAAATTTCTAGTTTCTGCCAGATCTACTACCCAAGAGTAATGGGCGTTTTCTTCAGGACTATCGATAGCAACTGAACTAGGTCTCGGGTCGTAAACTACTAACAACCTCCCTCTATGAAAAGCTGAACTCGCCACTTGGAACATGAACTCCATAGTACCAGTCCAATATTTAAAATGAATTCCAACTCCACCACAAGCAGTCAAAGCGTACTGGCTATCTGGACCTGCAGCCCACATATAAGGATGAACATTCACTTGTAGTAAACAATACTTTATATCCCTTTGAGTAGTCCACAGAGCAGTAGTTAAATACGTAGGAATAGAACAAATCCTCGCAAATGACAGCTCATCTTCACCACCTAAACCTGATAACCTAGGATCTATAGATAACTCCTGTTTAGCATCAACTGTAAACTTACACACATCATCAACAGTATTAGCCAAAGCCATATTGTTGGTATTCCTAGGTGTATTTTTCAAGTTTTCTGCTACGTCCACTGGCTTACTATATCCCAGAGCAGAAGCTAATTTAGAACCAACTCTAGCTCCTTCTTCCACAGCTCTTGCATATGGTGCTATTACAGGTACTTTAGCTATTACACTACTGGCATCGGCGACTGCGGTACAGAATTGCGATACAGGCTTCTTATGAGTCTCATCTTCTCTACCACTTTGTGGAGCCATAAAAGCAGGGTTTGTGACGGTAGCTCCTTCTAATTCTGCATTTTCAAACCAGGCATAAACACTAATGGTTATTGTAGTTAACGAAACTGAAAGATCTTCGTTAACGTTTTTGAGAGGATTAACAACATGAAAAGTTAATGCACCTGGACTATCTGCAACTATGGTAGACGTGGTTATATTTAAGTATTCCGTATGGTAAAACCATGGTAATGTCATCTCAGCTCCCTCCGACAATGTTGGATCAAGAAAAACTTTCGGACATTGTGAGGAAGTAGTTAAAACTCCAAGAGCACCAGGTGTCTTGTGCGTCACTGCATCTATTTGATAGAAAGGTAAATACGTGACCATCAATTTTCCATAGAAAAAACTATTTCCATTAATAACCATCTTAACTCTCATATTGGACCTAAAATTTGCATAAGTCGCAATCTTATTTGACACTCTCTTATTATACCACAAAGCAGTCCAAGGGTCTAAAACAGCTGTTCCTCCACTTACAGAAATTCCCGAATTCCCCCAAGTAACATCCGCTATTTTTACAGGTCGTGCTAAGAAGTCTACAAGTTCTACTTCTTTATCTTTTAACCTTCCTGGGGGTAGTGATCCTCCTACATTTAAACTATTAGCAGCCTCAGCATCAACAAAAGTAACTGTTTTCTCCTTTTGACTACTAACTTCATTACCAGATTGTCTGGTAATGTGCGCCCTATCCGGGGCGACTACCGCTTTAACGTGCGAGCGGTCTTGCACGATAAACATATTATTATCTGAATTTTGGGTTGAATACAACCATTTTTGTGGGTTAAATATATCCTCCAAGAAATGCCTAACTTTTTCAACATAACCCGAATCTACTTCGTCGGTAACCTGTTCCTTGGAGTAAAGTGCCCGCCAATTTTTAATATGTTCGTCGTACGTAATGTCTATAGCATTAGAATACCTTAACAAATCGTGTTTATTTAACAAGCGTCTAAGTATCGCTTGGGCTTTATTATAGAATTTTCTTCCATGGTACCTAGCCTCAAACAAGAAATTGTCAGTACACTGTCCAGTTAAATGTTCAATTGACACTGCCTTTGACGGAACATGGCAGCAAAGACATTTGAACATACTGGTATAATCTAAAGGTGCTATGTAAGCCTTAAAATCCTTACTATAGATCATTTTTCTTTTTAAAAATTCTAACTCATTTTGTCTATAAAACTTTCTACTTCCAATGTCAGTTTTCTCAATTCCAGTTGCTGGGATTCCAAACTCCTTCCAAGCTCCTAAGACATTTACGGCATTAAACTTCTTAAATTCCTGAGTTGTGTTTGATAAACTATCATCTCCAAACGTACGTAGAGTAACACAATCTCTAAATGCCTTATCAATGTCCTTGAAAATATGGAAAAACGCCATCCTGTAATTTATAGAATTAACGGTACTACCTAGCATCGATGTTAAATTGGAACCGGAAGCTATAATAGCTTGAAGTACAACAACCTCACCACCTACTACTAACATTGAATATAGTAACAAATGAGTTATAGAGTTCAATACATTATTAATTTCATTTATTGTATCCTCACTCTCTTCCCTAAGTTTCATAGCAGTTCTCAGGGGTAATAGTAGCGTCTTTATAGAACTAGACACTACTTCAAATAAAGAAGTAAGATCGAACGACTTAAAGTCCAAAGCCATCATATAATCTTTACCTCTAGAATAAAACTCTCTACAGAACTTATCCCACGAATCATCATGAGGATTTATACCAACCATAGTTTCTGAATAATCAGTTGTAAAGCAATAGTATCTACACGTAGTAAGTAGATATTTTCTAATTATCATTTGAGTAACAGTACCACTCATATAAAAAGATCTTACTTTACCTGCTTCAATTTTATGATCAGGAGTAGCTTCATTCTTTAGACACTGCATATAAATTTCATTTGTCACAATGCCTTCCTTCATTTGTTTTAGACGTTTATTGTACTCATCCATAACAAATGAATCAAACTCCCAGTGTCCATCCGGGAATTGTTTCGCATACTTACTTTTAGGTCCTGGCATTCTAGGATCAAATGCACTAGACATATTCATACCACCTAAATACCTTTTCCCAGCAACTCCATTAACCACTTCATAATCAGTAAGTATTCGTATTTCCTCCTTCCAAAAATCTCTATTATCATGGAAAGGTTTAAGTAATGCAGTTTGATAATCTTGAACCGCTTTAGTTAACAAATCATGATGCTTCAGTATACCTTTACTACTGTATTGCCGA